TTGGTTTCGTCGTAGCGGGTTTCTTTGCTGGCACCTACCGTTCGGTAGTGACCAGCGTTCATCTTGGCGCCAGTATTGCGACCACAGCTGATACATGGCTGGCCGGCGTCTCTGGTGCGGATGAATTCGTTGAAGGCTGCTTGTGCTTGCTTATGGAAGTAACTGAGGGGCTGTAGTGCTAGTTTGCGTATCTTGGTATGCCGTTTTTCCTGCTGTGTCTGCTCTTTTCGTCGTCGCTCGGCTTCCTGTATCGCCTTCTGCCGGTCTTTCTCCCTTTTTGCCATCGCTATTACTGTTCCGCACTCCGGGCTACACCACGTTTGATCCTGGAAGCCTGGATGAAACCATTCGCGGCAGTCCGGGTTTTTACATCGTCTCCTGCCATATATCCGTTCGGGTCTCTGAATATCGTGTAGAAAGCACAGCAGTCACTGCATACGAATGTCTCGTCTGGTGACAGCGGGATGCCACATTCAGCGCAGAGAGGGTCTACTGGTTCGCTCATCTTGCTTTGCTCTCCAGGTACCTCACCATCCTTACACTGAACCCCATGCGCTCACTGATAATGCGATATGAGATCCCCTGCTCGCGTAGTTGCTTAACGCGGCTGCACTGCTGAGGTGAATGCTTGGTATATTTCATGCTGCGCTCCTGTTCTGCTCTCCCCAGCGCTTGGCCCATTCCAGTTCGAGGCGGGACTCGGCGCTGAATTTCACGTTCTGCTCTGTGCCAAACCAGTAGATAGCCTCAATGACCTCTACCATCTCGCTTACCCGCATCTTGCTCGTGCGTGAACCGAACATGACGACGCCGCCGCCGATAGCAGGTGCAGTGCGCTGTTGTTCATTTTTGGTTTTCGCTACGAGGGAAGTAATCAAATCCTTCCAGTCGTCCGGGCTGTACTTCTGCCCAAACCAGACCACCTGGCGGGAAAGGTCATGCAGTAACGGCCATAACTTTTTATTCTGGTCGCTTGTGCGCTTGCGTTCCTGGATGATTACTTCGATGGGGTGTTGCGGGTCTGTCTGGAGGTTCTGAATGGCTTCTATGCAGTTCTGGCGTATTCGGTTATCTCTGATTAGATAGGTCTGTTTCTCCATCGCTCTGCTCCTGTTTGCTGCTTAACGCTGCCTGCCAAATCTTCCAGCCCCACCCTTGAGCGCATGAATATCTCAGCTCCTGCTGCTCAGGGGCGCACCACCAGGATAGAAATGCTCTCCAGTTGCGGCGCCGCTCCAGCTCATCGTTGCTTGTCATGCCAGCTCCCACTTGCTTTTGGTGGTGTAGCGAATATCTCCACGCTTGCGCATAGCCTGGAGGCGGCAATCAATGATGCGAAAAGCTTTCCTGCCTGTTAGTCCGGCTAGTCGGTTCGCTTCTTCATAAACACCGCCGCCGTCTATCTGCATGAATGTGTTTTTGCCGTCAGCGATACGGTCTCTAATCATGTCATCCAAATCGGTGTAATCGATTTTCTCTGTCATCTCACTCTCCTTCCTGATGCTTGCCAGCTGCCTTCTCCTGCTGCTCCAGCACTGGCAGGGCTATCTCTAAGGCTTGCATCATGTACTCATCGCGGATACTTGGCCCTGCGTATTCAGCATTCTCTTTTAAACCCGCAAGGATGTGCCGAGCCTTCTCAGCGGTTAGCTTGTTCATTTGTGACTCCTTCGATGTATCGGGACAGATGGTCAGCGAGTTCCTTGTGCGGCTTTTCATGCCCTAGCCACAACGTATCCTCAACAAATTTCCCGCGCCTACGCTCGTATATCAGGTCAGCGGTGTCGCGAATTGTTTGTGGGATTCCTTGCAAAAATATTGAGGGGATAAATCCAAGGGTGATGATCGCTGCCTTTGCCCATGCAGACGTGAAGTATTGGATTTTCATCGTTTCACTTTCAGGCTGGTAGTAATACTCAACGTTGGCGCCAATCTTTCGCTTCCTGAGGGGAAAGATTTGGTTGTGTTTTTTGATTGTCACAGGGATCTTCATATACCCCTTAGCTATCGGGCTTTCGTATACGTAACTCATCACTCTTCCCCTTTGTCGTGCATCATCAGGTAGACGCTGCGGCGGTAGTCGTTGAACTCTGCGGCATTAATGCCAGGCACCATGCAGTTACCGAAAACAACCTCACCTTCTGGCGTCAATACAAACCGGTGGGATTTATGGTATGCAACGGAAATCTCCGGCGTCGGACCGCCCTGCGGTACTTTTGTCGGGAACTCATCGAAGTGCTTTATCAGGTACTCCATCGCGTCCGTATATTCAGCGGCTTCTTTGTAGCTGAGTCGGTAATTCATGCATACTCCGTAACGCTTACTAAATCCCGCTCATCCCCGGACTTTCCGCACCCAAAGCAGATGAAGTCATTCGTATCCGGACGCACTACAAAAGACGGCGTGCTTTCTGCGTGAAATGGACACAGGCCAATGTAATTCTTGCCCTGTTTTGTTAATGAAGTGATTTTCATTGCGCTATCGATAATTGTCATCTCAGACTCCCTCTACATGCAGGTTGCAGGCTTTACTGGCTACACGAATAAACTGACGGATGATGTCAGTGTTAACCCAGTTCTTTTCGCTGAGATGCATTACCCATGAGAGGATTTTCTCAGCCGTATTGCAGTCACTGATAGCAATGTCGTAGCCCCAACCATTAGGCTCCGGGTCTTTGATAACGATGTAATCGCCCTGAACGGTGACCAGCGAAGCGAGATACATCCTGCGCTCAATAAATTGCTGAGCATTAAATTGTCGAAGTGCCATTATTTACCTCCGTAGCGCCAGTCATTAGCAGGCTGCTCTTTGTTCTGGTTTTCGGTGTACTGCTTAGCCGCAGCTTGCTGGTCGATGTTGACGAAGTGTCCATTCTTCCAGCCCATGTAGAACGTCTGCGGCTGGCCTGACCGGTATTTACCTATGATGATTTCAGCAATACCCTTCAGGTCACTGTTGTCGTGATAAACCTCGTCGCGGTACGGGAAGATAATCACGTCGGCATCCTTCTCGATTGAGCTGGAGCCAGCTAGGTCACCCATGTTCGGGCGTTTGTCGCCGCGTCCGTCAACGTTACGGTTAAGCTGGGCCAGCAGAATTACCGGCACTTTGTTGCGCAGACAGAACTGCTTAAGCTTGCGGGTGACTTCGGCGATAGCCAGGTCGGGCCGGTCAGCCTTTGGCATATCAATCAGGGTCAGGTAGTCGATAGCGAGGAAGCTGAGTCCGCCATCCATGTTCATCCGCTCAGCCTGAGCAATGATCTCGTCGATGGTGAATGAGCCAGCCAGAACGTAATTATCCTCATCCAGAAGCGTTCCGGTCGCCGTGGTAAGCCGCGTGTAATCTTCCTGAACCATCCCCAGCGGATTACGCAGTGTGGTGATTGACAGGCCGCCACGGTCAGCGATGTGACGCTCAACTACCTGTGTTTCTGACATCTCCATAGACATCAGCAATCCCCGCCCTTTCTGACGCCCAATCGAGTTAGCGATGTTGATTGCCAGCTCGGTTTTACCCATACCAGGCCGACCGGCGATGATGATGAGGTCTGTGCGGTCAAAGCCACCGTAAGCGTCATCGATAGCCTCAATACCCGTCCGCAGGTACAGCCCTGACTCAGAGCCTCTCATGCGTTCTTCCAACACATTCAGGTAGTCGGGTATCAAATCGCCAATTCGGCGCGGGAGCTTGTCGTTGGTCTCAAATTGCAGCTTTGACAGGATGCCGGTCACTTCTGCAATCCGATCGTTGATGTCGTGGGCACTGATGCTTCGCAGCGTCTCAACTGCTTTCAGCAACTCAGCTTCGCCGCGTCGCACCATCCAGCACTGCCGCACGCGCTTCGCCCAGGCTTTGATGTTTGCCGCTGAGCTGCAGCGCTTCACCACGTCCAGCACGAAGTCTTTGCTCTCCTGCGGAACGCCATCCTGAACTGAGAACATGTCGATTGGCTCAGCTTTCTCCAGCAGGCTGCAGATGACCTTGTACATGCTGCGCAGGTGGTGGTTAGAGAATGCATCAGCGGGCAGCTTTCCGGCGACTTCACGACAATCCACGTGATCGCCTTTCACCATCATCGCGCCGACAAGTTGCTCTTCAAAATCGTAGCTTTCCATGTCATCCCTCCTGGCTGATGATTTCGTCGATTTTCTTCTGGGTCAGCGCCGTATCGATGCCATAGCGACGCCCGTCAGGGTTTTCACCGCAGGCCCATGCTGTGGGCTTGTAGCCGTAGGTGATATAACCCGCGAAGAACGCGTCAGGATTGGTGGGCTGATTGCCGGTGTCTTTGCAGTGCTTCAGGTAAGACTTCCAGAGGCGCTTAATGCCATTCTCGGTAGTGGTCGAGATGCCTTTGATTTTCGGCAGACCAAACTGCTCTGCTTTGCGATTCCAGGTATCGACGAATTTTTGTCTGTCGAAGTCAGGAAGTTTTGCACGAGGGTTGGTTCCTGTTGCCCGGGGATTTGTACCTGCCTGACGGGGTGTTAATTTCTTCTCACCACTCAATCCCACTTCGTGGGTTTGGGTAATGTTTTTATATTCTTGTTCTACTAACTTCTTGTTCTGTTCATCGGATGGTTTATCGCGAGGTTCATCGGGTACACGCCCCAAAGCCGCGCCAGCACTGGGTTTGTTGTTATCGGATGGTTTATCGCGAGGTTCATCGGGTAAAACGCCCTGATATTCACCATAATTTGTAATGCAAATCACTGTTCCAAAACGAGTTCCTTTCGTTGTGATCATTCCCTCTCTGGCGAAGAAGTTAATCATCCTTGTCACCGCCTGCGGGCTTTTCTCCTTGCCATCCTGGTCGCGTAATTTTCTCGCCAGAATTGCCGCTGTTGTTACCAGTTCGCCCGGCTGTAAATGCCATTGCTTGCCGGAAAACTCCACTGTCCGTGGCTTGTATGCAGCCTCACCGATAAGCCGCACCCACATAGCCAGTTTGGCTGTATCTTTGGCCCATTCCTTGGACAGAAGGCTCCTGAACAGGGCGAAATGCCCCTGCTTTTGGTTTTCCATCCGTGAACTCCTGCGCTGATGAGCAGCGCTGAAATCGAGAATTTTTGCTGAGTTACTCATTTGCCCTTCTCCTTCGCTTTGTGTTCGTCCAGCATCTGCCGAAACTTCTTTGCAGCTGCCTCGCTGAAGCCACTAAGGAAGCGTTCACGGGCAAGGTTTTTATTTGCATCGTTATGGTCAACTACATGATTTCGTGCCATAATTACCTCGTTGAAATCCGAAACTTTCAATGCCTTAAGCCTCAAAGCTGTTCGCGCAGTTTTGAGGTTTTTCTTTTGTCAGCAATCTCGCTACTTGCTTAGCAAGATTCGCCATCTCGTCGTCTTCCACGCCCCATTCCAGAATCGCCAGCAACATCGCCATCTTGGGGATCATGCTGCTCTTCCACCTGGTTATCTGGGACTCATCA